AAGGAACCGGAACCAGCGAATAAGGGACGGGATGATGAACCGACACCGAAACAGAAAAGAAACTTCCGGAACTGGCTCAAAGGTTTTTTCGTGAAAGCCCCGGCAGACGGGGCAGCTTTAGACTGGTAATGAACGACCTCTACCAAAACAAAGGGGAAGAGGTGCAGACTTCGTTCAGTTTCAGCAGCGACGTGTTGGCCAAGGCTCTGCAGCGCATCTACAGTCAGAAAATGGATGTGGAAGGTGAAATCGATCCGAATCTATTTCACGAAATCTGCCGCATACTGGACGATGCTGCTGCCGATGGGGTTGCACAGTCTGAGGGGAAGCAAGTGAACGATTTCCTGCAGCAGCTGCAAACCAACAACGAGGTCTTTGCGGCATTCAAGGTTCACCGCATGCAGCGCGATATGGCGCGGTTATTATTGGATTCGAACGGCACTCTAAAGCCATTCGAGAAATGGGTGCAGGAGGTCACACCCATCGCATCTCACCAGGTGCGGCACTGGCTGCAGACGGAATATGACACGGCGGTGCTGAGGGCACATCAGGCAGCCGACTGGCAGCAGTTCCTCCGCGAACGCGATGTCTTGCCCAACCTCAAATGGATGCCGTCCACCTCCCTGCACCCGGGGGCTGACCATCGGCCATTCTGGAACACCATACGGCCCATCGACGACCCGTTCTGGAGCAAACACAGGCCGGGCGACCGATGGAACTGCAAGTGCGACCTCACGGCCACCGACGAGGAACCTACGCAACTGCCGGACGACGACGACAACAGCAAAGCGCAACCGGGGCTGGACAACAACCCGGGAACGGATGGCATCCTCTTTTCCGATTCACACCCTTATTTCCCGAACGACTGCAGGCACTGTGCATTCTATAAACCGGATTTCAAGAACCGGCTGATACACATCTTCAGCAATCGGGCAAAGGATTGCTACGACTGCCCATACATCAAGGCATGTATGGAACGGATGGCACAAAACGGGTTTAAACTTGAAAAATCATTCTCCAACGGCGGTGTACTTTATGTACATCCGAAGGTTGATAAGGATAAGGCCGACTACAAGGATATGAAACGTATCTGCCTCCAATTGGCAAGAATGGGGCATCAAGTCAAAATGACACCACGCTTGCACTATCTGTCGGATGATTACCAACGTATCTACGCAAACTTGATAGATACCAGATATTACAGAAAATGCCCGGATTTTGAAGTGGATGGCTTGTTTTACGAATTTGAAGGCTTCATCAAGCCATGGAACAAAAGAAAAGTAAAAAGCATGATTTCTCACGGGCTGGAGCAATCTTCCAGAATTGTAATCAAGAACACAAAAGGCTGTTCTGACCGTTTTATAAGAAGGGCTATCATGGCAAGACGGAATTTGCCTAATCAAAACATCGATGAAGTATGGATTTATGAAAAAGGGGAAATCAGGTTGTTCTATAAGGATGGTAAGTTCTACTACTAAAAAGACAACAGGGAGGCCTGCAAACAGACTTCCCTGCGATGCGACGTGCCGCAGCACACGCTAACTCCTTGTGGAGCTGCTGCAAATATAAGGATTTATTTTAAAACTGCATCACAATGGACTTGAAAGATTTAGATAACTTGATAAAATCCAAACGTAAACAGCTGGAAACGCTCATGCGGCGCAAAATGCCGGTCATGGTAGGACGTATGGCCAAAGACCATTTCCAGGATAACTTCCGCCAGGGTGGTTTTGTTAATGGCGGTCTTCACCCTTGGCCAAAATCCAAACGGCTGTCTTCGGGGGGTACCGATGCCGCCAGCAATTATGGTACGCTGCTCTCCGGCAGGAAGCATCTTTTCAAATCGGTCAGATATACACCTGCCGACTACCGGGTAAGGGTGTTTAACGAGGTGGTCTATGCACCCGTCCACAACTGGGGCGGCGAAATCGATGTTACCGTCACAGACCGCATGAGACGCTTTGCATGGGCGAAGTTCTACAAGGCTTCGGGGAAAAGAAAGAAAGCCGGCACAGGGCAAAAGAAACGCGTTAAACGACGTACCAAACCGAAGGAACTGAATCCACAGGCACAGTTCTGGAGAAACATGGCACTTACAAAGAAAAAGAAACTGCACATCCGCATCCCGCAGCGCCAGTTCATGGGAGAAAGCGAAGAATTGAACAGCCGCATACGGGAGAAGGTGGATCAGGAAATTACCAACATTTTAAACAGCTAAGGATATGGAAGAAGTTTTTATCGCAATCATGGAACAGATTGCACAGGAAATGCCGGAACTCTCGCTCATTGATGAGGACTACGGCCAATTGGAAATGGGGGCAGAAGAAGACCAGTACCCGGTCACCTTTCCTTGTGTATTGATTGGAAATACAAGTTCTGACTGGAATGACCTTGGATATGGGGTACAGAAAAGCGAATCCATGCTGACCATACGGCTGGCTATCGATTGTTACGACGATACAAGCTACGCATCCGGCACGTATGACAAGGTAAGGGAAAGGCAGCAGCTGGCCGAGAAATTATACAAGTCGCTGCAGTGTCTGCAATGCACCGACAATGCTTCGCCGCTGGTACGTGAGAAAAGCCGTTCGTATGCCATGCCACATTATATCAAGGTCTATGAAATGACATTCTCATTCACACTGCACGATGAATCGGCCATGCCGTCATCTTACGGGGAATAGCTCCAGTTGGGCAGCGGTTAGGCGGGGGGCTTTCACCTTGGGAACAGGCTTCAGGTTGTAGTCTGTTCCCTCACGTGATTTCCGACGGATGATGGTCATGATACGCTCTTCGGATATGAAGAATTCGCGCTCCGACAACACTTTTAAAGCATCGTCGAACCGCAACCGCTGAATTTCTGTCCAATAGTAGTAACGGCGGCACAGTGCCTCGTCACGCAGCTTAATCAATTCTTTATCCCGTCCTTTGCCCATACACTTTATTTCTCATACAAAAATAGCTGATTTCCATCGAATTTAAGAATAAAAGCGCCGCAATTATAACAACTGCGGCGCTTTCTGTTTACAGGGTTAACGGTTTCCGGTTACAAACGGCAGAAACTGGGTTCAATGCGGGTCCATACACCGTTTTCAGGGTTACGGCGGCTGAAGTAGTAGTTGGTGGCATTGCGCTGCACCACGTTGGCTTCCTTGAACAGGCGCATGATGTCTGCGTACTCTTCATCGAACTTGTCTTCCAGTTCGTAGAGCTTCGAAATGCTCTTGTAGTCAAGGTCTCCCATCTTGTTGCGCTCCAGCAGGGTCATGGCCATCTGATACATCGGATCATCCGAACCTTTCTCACTGTTCTGCATGTAGCGCTTCAGATAGTCAATCAAACGGTCGGCAGCCATGTCGGCTCGTTCATCGAAACCTTTCACCTTGTTGCTTTTCACCTCCAGGCGGAAGTCACCGTCCGTAATGGTGTAGCTGCGCTGTTCGTCGCTTTTCACCTGGCCGTATTCCTTCATCACCTTGGTAAAGGCATCGGCTTCTTGTTCCAGCCATCCGCGAAAGCCTTTGACATCCTCAACCAGTGAGGTAACTTTCGACTTCACGTCTTGCATAAACTCACCGCGTAATGCCTCGTAAGTTTCACGACGGGCAATGCGGTCTTCTTTCTCTTCTTGCTGCAGCTGGGCCATAAGGGCTGCTCGCTGTTCTTTACTCAGGGACTTGATGTCCACACCTTGGTTGTTCTTTTCCATGTTTAAATCATTTTTGAATGGTTGATTATTTGTTTTTATTCTTCCTCGTAATCCTGCATTTCCGGTTCATCGTCTATCAGCATAGCTTCACCGTTGGCATACGCCCAGTCGGCCAGTTCGTTGAAAAACTCGGCTGCATCCTGGTTCTCCAGATCGGATGTCGTTAGAATCACGTCTTTTCTGATGCGCTCAAGCGCTTCATGTGCTTTTTTATCCATATCGTTCTATTTATCGGTTAAACCTCCTTTTCGTTGGATAGCCCGCAGTTTGACGGACAGTTGGTCCAATTCTGCTGCACTAATCCTGGCAAAGGGTACGCCGGCTATCCGGGGATTGTTGCAAAATGCGTTGACTCGGTCCCAATCGGTGGTGTCAATCCCCAGCTGCTGCATCAGCTTCAGACAAACGCTGCGCTTTCGCCGCAGTTCCTCGCGAAGCTTCTGACGCCAAGCATCCTGTCCGGTCAGCTTCTCCAACCCGATGCAGCAGGCTTCATATTCCTTCGAGGTCATCTCGCGCAAGCTGTCTGTACGGTTCCAGGTGTACTGCAGCACGATTTGTTGCTTGAAGACTTCCCGGTCGCCATGATAAGGCAGCTTGTTGAACGAAGCATAGAACCGGGAAAAGTTGGTTACTTCCTGTGCCATGTAGAAAAAATTAATGGGTTTCAAACAATACTTTAATGCCACACGAACTAGCCACGTCAAGTTCCAGCTTGGCTCCCTTGCTCAGTTCCCAGTCTTTCAGCATATAGATATAGTCGCAAGCCACCAGCAGGGCAATGTCGGCCCGCATGTGGGCTTTCCAGTGGGCTTCTTCCGGCAGGCCGTTATTAAATGGGTTTACCGGATCGTAACCCTCGGCTCTCAGCAGTTCTTCTGCACGCCCGAAGGCTTCCTTGCGCTCTGCTATATCATAGTGGGCAATGGCTCCACTGATATACACTCGCTTGTTCTCTATCTCCTCACCGCGTTGATAAGCCTTATGGCGTTTCCATCGCTCCGGAATGACTACGCTGTAATTACACGAACGGCAGCAGCTGCCTTCCTCTTTCACGGGGAACGGGTTGTATCCGTTACCCTCTAACGCTTTGCCGCAGATGCAGCAGGTTCTCTTTTCATTTTGCGCTTCCATTATTCAATGTTTTGATATGTATTTTACATCCGGGATGCCACATTCGAATACGGTTGGCAAACATGGTATCCGTCGTTTCTATCACTAAATGCCCTTTCGTCTTGGCTCTGCGCAGACGAATGTCTGTTTCTATGTTACATTCCAGCCAGTCTTCCATCACGCCCAAGGCTTCACGACCGGGCAGCAATATCTGGTACAGCTTATTCTCCCATTCCATCATTCAAGTATTCCTCCATTTTATCATCTTTCAAGGTTTTGGCAGCACCTTCTTCCCAAATCACATAGGGTTCACCGGGCTTTTCCATAAAACGGCTCTTACACCAGGCCTTGAAGCAGCTCACCATGATTTTCACATCGGCATCATATTCCACCTTACGGGCGCTTCTGCCTGCCGGATGGGATCCTTCTGCATGGCTGATGAAGATAAACAGTTTCTTGGGGTGGCGCTCCTTAAACTCCTTGTAGGTCTTGTAGTTCAAACCGCTATACTGGAAACTGTCGATAATTACGATGCCGGGACTGCCACGGCGCTGCAGGCGTTCCTCCAGCTGGTCCATCGACTCGCGGTCAAGGATAACCAAACGCTTGCGCACTTCGTCCATCTTATGTCGTTTCAGACTCATCTGGAACGAAAGGCCGGTGCTTTCCTCAAGGCTGTCATAGATCACGCGTCCAAAGCCGCACAGGTACTTGGCCAGCTGCATCACAAAGCTGCTCTTTCCGTTCCCGCTGGCACCCCAGATAATCCACACGCCGCTTTTGGCAGGGTTACCTATCGAGGCTTGCCAATCCCCGGTAAATTCATACCGGGGTATTTTCATATTCAGCACCTCACCGGGGCTGTAGGCTCTTTTCAGTTTCATGCTTGCATCCTCCTTAATTTTTCGATTTCGGTATATACGCGCCGCAAGCCGCCTCCGGTGCTGTGAACGATCTTGGCAATGTCGGCACCGTCCGGGGCATTGATTTTGGCTACAATGGCAGCCTGTGCCTTCAGAAACTTTTCGCGTTCCTGCGCATCATCCGGGGTCACCTTGCTGTAGGAGTCACCGTAGCGGCTCAACATTTCGGTATAGCCAACCTTCTTGCCTTCGATGGCGCGGTTAATCTTTTCCTTCAGCCCGTCGGCACCCATCATATACCACGCACAGCAGCGCTCGGTGGCGTTCCACAGGGCCTTCAGTTCAAGGAAGGCTTCATACTGCAGGTCGCCGGCTTCGTCCAGAATAACCAGAGGCGTATCAATCGTGCGGAGGTAGGCTACCAAGTCTTCATACACGTCGCTGTAGCGTCCGTTGCTGGTCACGCCGAATTCCTTGGCAATGTAGCGTATCAGCTTCAACTTGGTCTTTACCTGGCTGCAGTCCACATATACGGCGTGCTTGTGCTGTTTCACGTATGCCTTCGCGGTAAAGGTCTTGCCGATATTGGGCATATCGCACAGGATGGCGCTCAGTCCGCTGCCCTGGCACACTTCCAGCTGCTTGCTCACAAACACATAGGTCGGGGTCTGTGCTGCCAGCCAAGGCATTTCTGTACGCAGTTGCACGCCCAGTCTTCGGGCTATGCCTACCCAGTTGGCATCACTGACCTGCTTTTCATAATTGCCCCGCTTAATGGTATTGTACACACTGGGGGCTATGCCCAGTGCCGTAGCATGACGGTTGTCACTGGGATAATTTTCACGGTCGGCGGCTATCGCTGCCACAATACGTTGCTTTACTTCATTTGTTATTT